CTGCGGTGCTGTTCCTGAGCCATGGCGCACTGGATGGCGTCGCCCTCACAAGTGAAACCAGCGCCGCAGGTGCCGCCGAAAGATGAGCCCTTTTCGTCACCAGTGCCACACAGCTTGGAACTTGGATTTTCAGCGCAGAAGCCGGCCTGAGGCTTTGTGCTGGTGCCGGTGGTAGTGGCCGTAGTGGTTGTGCCGGTGGTGTTGTTCGTCGTCGTGGTGGTGGTTGTCGTGGTGGTAGTGCACACACCGTTTTTGCACTCCGTTTGGGTGTCTTTTGTGGTCTTCTTTGTCTCGTCTCCTTTCGTTTCCTGAGTGGTCTCCGTGCTGTCACCAACGCCGTTATTGGGGGCTTTATTCACGCAGACTTCGACACCGTTAACAGTGCCGGTGTAGCCGGTTTTGCACTTCTCAACAGGAGGGACAGGAGGCGCGCCGGATTCGCCAACAGTGCAAGACTGGTTGACGGTACTCGCATCAGGAGACATTTCAAAGTCACCAGATGACGACGAATTGCCGCCGCCCCAATCCACAAAGGTTTCCCGGTCAAACGTGACTTTGCATCCCTTGTTGGGGCTATCAAATGCACCCGGCATGCAAAACACGGCACCATGAGCGACGTTCCCCTTGAGGTTGTATTCCTGAACAAGAGCGCCGCCGGGAAGCGTTTGACTGATGGCGAAGGCGGCGCAAGCATCACGGTCCGCGTCAAGGCGAGGGTCTGTGAGCAAGCAGGCACCTACGCCGGAGGGAGGTTCAAACGTGCCAGCCTTGCATACGCACTGGCCTGCTGCGTCACGTTCGCGGCCACCCTCGCACTGGGGCGGCGCTGGCTGCATGGTGCACATCCCCTCATAGATGGTTATTACAGACGAGCCGTTCCAGTTCTGATACGTGTAACCGCAATTGAGCGGACTCGCGCCGCCATAGCCGCATACCCACGTGCCATATTGCATACCCAAGGCGGTTTGGCGTGGAGTGAATGGATAGTTAGCGGAAGTGCACGTTTCGACAGCCTGAGCAGATGACCCGAACAGCAACAGACCGCAGATGATCAGGCGGAGAAGATAAGCCATGCGGCCCCCAATAGTGCAACGATGACCCACAAGCCCATGACAGCCCCTTGACGATGTGCACACCACGCGCACATGGGCAAAGGCCCCGGGTCTGCAGCCCCGAGGACAAGCACGGGTTAGCGTGCGGCGCCGCGAATCCAGCGGAACACGCTGACGGTCACGGAGACCAGCAGGCGGGCATTGCCGATCAGCGCGATCGTGGCCATGGTGCCGAGGATGTAGGCCACGGCTTCGGTCACATCGGGCTGGGTGGGAGCGGTTTGCGCGAAGGCTGGAGCGGAGGCCAGCGCCATAACTGCAGCGCCAGCAGCAACGCGCTTGCTGTTCTTGACGTAGCGGGCACCGGCTTGTTTTGCGCGGAGGAACAGAGACATGGGTTACTCACTTTCTTTCGTTGAAGAACCATCGACAAAGATGACCCGGTGGAACTCGCGGAATGCGAGGCCAACGGCCCATACCGCCACGATGGCAATGGCGATAGATGCCCCCTCTTCAAGCGTGAGATTGAAGGGGGGAACTGATAGCTGATGCACCACCGTGACCGTGCAGGCGGTGGCGCATTCGATGACAGTGGGATCAGGCATGACGAGCAGGCCCGGAAGGTGTTAGCGCCAATTCCTCCAAAACGCTAAGCGTTTCTCCGGAATCAGCACTAACACCGTGGGCACATCGAAGAGGAGAGGAAGGCCCGGGAGGTGCAGGCGCCAATTCCTCCAAAACGCTGAGCGTTTCTCCGGAATCAGCACCCACACCGTGAGCACATCGAAGGACGGGAGCGCCCCCGGCGCGTTTGTCTTTCAAGCACGAAAACGGGCTTGCTTGTTCTGAGGCTCCCGGGCGCGGGTCCACGCCGTGCTCGACCACGCGCCCAGGCTGGGCGGGGTTAAGGGGCAGGCCGAGGGAGAACACGGACTCGCGCCCTAGCTCGCCCCCTGCCCATTGATGCGGGTACGCTGGGCGGGACAGGTCCACCATGGGGCTTTGCCCCATACCCCGAGCAGCGCGGGCGCGGGCGGCCTTGATCCTTGCACGGCGCTGGGTTAGGTCAAAGAGCCAATCCGTGAAGGACTCAAAGCCCTGCATGACCATCGACCACACCACAGCGCCAGCGACGCCAGCGAAGAAGGCCAGCCATAGCACTTGCCGTGCGAAATGCAAAAGCTCTTCCCGGGTGATAGGGGCGTCCATGGTGGTTAGGCCGAGGCAGAGGCAGCAGCGGGCTTAGCGGAGGCCGCAGGAGTGCGGAACACCTGCTTAGGATCAACGGGCGTGAGGCTGACGAACTGAGCCTGAATGCGGCCAGCGTTATCGCCGTAGTCCTGAACGCCGAGGGTGAAGCCGACGCTGTAGAGTCCCAACCCGACCTGCCCCTCCAAGACGGGCGGGACTCGGAACATACCGACAGTGACAACAGTGCCATCCTCTTTGCGCACGATGGCGCGAGCTTCTTTCCATTGCGTGAGCACGCCCTGAGCATTGGG